GTCACCCTCCTGGGACCCACAGGCGATGAGTACATCATCTCCATACGTAATGACATCGGCCTCACCAAGTTCTTCAAAACCACTTGCGTACAAGCATGCATATACAACCAAAAGGTTGCAGATGGAATTTAACACACTGGTACATGGACTGCCAGAAGGCATGCCACCAGAGACATCCCAAATCTCGTCCCCAACAAGATGACGAGAATCCACCACCGGCTTGTGGAGTTTTCTCACCAAATCTGGATCCGCATGACAAGCTGCAAGCACATCCACTGCATGGATCATCAAATCTCGGGACAAACTGCCATCGAACTGTGTGTAGTCCAGACATGCAATTCTCCCGTGTAATGATTGGTACAATTCATGGAAGTCAGTGAACGGGTTTATGCCAACAGCCACGCCGGTGGCCAAAGCACTAGTTGAGTAGATTTTATCATAAATTTTGCCCATTACATCTCTGTAGACCAACACGTAGTCGACACTGCATGATTCAACCGCTCTCGTCTTTCCAGTCAAAATCTTCTTGTTCTTAACCACTTCATCCTTAGTATTTGTTCCGAAGTCAACAGTCGCCCTGTTATTCTTTAAAGCTTCCAGGAGACTATCACAATCGGAAATCAATTGAGGGGTTGGGTGGTAAGAACCATCAGACATTTGTCTAAACAAGTCACGTTTATTCACGCGTTTGGCAACATATTTCGGTCCTGCCGAAGTTGACATGTCAATACAGTTGGAAAATTCCAGGCCATTGGTGGCCACGGTGTAGTCATTAAGTGAATCGTGTATGCCCACATTCTCCACCAGCTTTGTCATGACATGTTTCTTGGCCAACGCAAAGACATCTGGGCAGGGTTCAAAATGGTTGTTGTGGTATTTATCTGCTGCTGCAACTACAATAGGCCCAACTTCCACTTGGAGACGTCTATCAAACTCACTTAACACGGCGGGACCATGTGTGACTTCAAAAACACCATGTAGAGGACTTTTCTTGATTTCAGATTTTGTATTGGTGTAGTAAACGCGCGGAGCTTTGGTTTTTGCCACGACTTCTCCCTGGTGGACCACAAGATCCACCGGCAACATAGCTGCCGCATACCCAACTGAGCCCGAACGTGTACCGGCCACATGCAAACCAACAATTTTCCAATTGGAACCATGTTTCTGAACAACCATAGCACCACACAACCCAACAAAAGTGCGATGGGACACATTGTAACTGAGACCCACCTGTGGCCTATCATCAACGGTGTAGTCTACGTTTGACCGCACATTATAGCAACTTTGGATGTATCTGATCTCTCTTCCTTTGACGTAACTTGAATGCAGTATATCCGTTTTAGTCATCGCTTGTGGCATGGCCTGGTATGATGTACTTGACTTGAACTGGGTAGGGAACTTTGGTATCGTCACAAAAACTCGCTCTGTAAAAACGTCCCCTTTCTTGCTGGTTAAAACCTCAGGTCGCATCTCAATCTCATATTCATCCAAACACCACTCACGACCCATATAATGCAAAACGCTGCCAGCAGCAATTGCACCATCTGACTCAACAGTTTTACCACCAAACGCATGGGTGTACAACATGATGGTCTTACCACCGTACGTTATAAACGGTCTGGATATGCCCTGAGGTGTGACAATATGTCCAACGTAATCCCACAAGTGGGAATATTCGGAATTGGCATCACCCCCTTGGTGTACAACTTCGCGGTTAATTTTGAGTGGCTTGGTGTTCTTCACTCTCTTAACTTTGGCTTGTCCCCCTCCATAGGCACGTCCTTCCGCATCACCAGATTCAGTGGGACTATACTCTGAACTACCGAATGCCTTCACAGCTACAGCTATCGCTCCACCCAAAACACCGAGAGCCGAAATTAGAGTTGCAATCTTCTCTTTGTTGTCAGATATCACACTACACGCGGTCTTTATAGCATTCTTGAAATAAGTCAAATATTTCTTGTCCGGGTTTTGTGGTGGTGGTTCGGGCGGTCCGACGAGCTCAGAACTAGGGTCACTTGGGTCACCAATCTCTTTTCTCTCACCAAGGATGTTGAGGGCTGTGTTTATCATTTCACTATCCACATCATGTGACTGTTCCGCATTGGAGACGAAAGGCCACATTTGATTCACAACTTTACACGCGTCAGCATAAGCACCATCATAAACACCATTGGCGGAATTATGTATTCCCATCTTGTACTTGTACTCATCTGCAATCTGCTTGCAAAGGGTTACCATATCAAGATGCTCCACGCCATCTGTAATCATCGTTGGTATTTGCCTGCCAGTGGTGTGTCTCACTGGTTTCCAGCACCTACCCGTAATCACAGCGGGTATGCCATGGGTGGCATCTTCCGCCTTAGCGCGGTCTAGAAATTCGCCTCTTTTGTAATCATCGTGTGCCACGACCATCACGCGGTAAGGGAAACGACGCATTAGAGCTCCTGAATCATGTAAAGTTGACACAATTATGTTCTTCTCACGGTGGTTTGTCTGGGCTATCACAAATTTACTGGTATATTTTTTGCCCTTGTCAGCAAGTTGAGCCATAGGAAGGCTATAACTAGTAGTCGAGATCTCATTGACAGTTCTAAGACCATCCTTCTCGTCTCGACCAGCCAAAAATTCGTCCTTAATGTGAAACGTCTGCCCCGTATAACCAGAGTAAAAATCATCATTGATATTCTCAGTGTAGGCTGTCCTTGGAAGACCGGTGTATCCTGCCACTTGGGCTATCAACGACTGCTGAAACGAGCTTTTGCCAGAACCAGGAGGCCCCTGCATAAGCAATCCAATTGGTTCCATGCGAGCCTGCTCGCCTGGTGATACAACTTGCTTACTACGAAAATAATTGTCAACCTCCCGCATTACATTTTGAATGGTAGTTGATGTGGCCCTATCACATGCCACAACGGCCAAATCTCGATAGGCTGTGAGTTGGTTATACACAGTTGCCATCTCTGACGCCTGCACCACCGTTATCTCATGTGATGTGTCAAACTTCTTCATGGCAAATTGATGTGCTTTGTGGCAAGTTAGAGCCAAATGCGAAGCTCGCGATGAGAGTTCTTGTGCTGCCTTCATTGGTCCGTCTGGACTAAAATGATTGGTTAAGGCGGCAAACATTCTTGGTATGAACCCTATCCAAAATTCCATAGACTTTGCAACCGAAGCTGATAACAAAAAATCTCGCATGGACACACCCTGATTAACAACACGCTCACCATCAATGCCAGTTTGAGTGGCAGAAGTGGCAAACAGCGTGCGCGCTTCACGACGGGCCCTGTCCATAAAAATTGTACCAACGGGTATTGACAACCCTTGGTAAATGA